AGCCTAAAGAAGATACAAAAGAAAAAACTTATAAAGGCTTTGCAGAAAGGAGAGCTAAGTAATGTATCAGCAAGATCTTTATTCAGTTATAACTCCTGTAAAAGGCAACATATTATCTAGACGTAACAGTTTAAAAAACTGGAAATACGGGCATGACAAAGAAAGCGATATAATTGTTATTAGCAAGACCGGTCAAATAGGGGATATATATAATATTCAGGGGTTAAAGATTGCGTTACCTAAACAACCTAATAAAATAACTAAAGGCAATAACTTATGGAAGCCTGAAGAATATCCTAAAGAGCTTAAGAGAATACAAAGCATATTTGAATGGAAAGATTATCCAGATAGCTTTAAAGAAAAATGGGAGCCTTATATAGATGAACAATTTGAAAGAAGAGAAAAAGGGTACTGGTTTAGCAATAACGATGTTCCTACTTATATTACTGGTACTCACTACATGTATCTGCAATGGTCAAAAATCGACGTGGGGTTACCAGACTTTCGTGAATCAAACAGGTTATTCTATATATTCTGGGAAGCGTGCAAGGCAGATACACGTTGTTATGGTATTTGCTACCTTAAGAATAGACGTTCCGGATTTTCGTTCATGGCATCGGGAGAAACGATTAACCAAGCTACGGTGTCGAGTGATTCCAGGTTCGGTATACTATCGAAGTCAGGTGCTGACGCAAAGAAGATGTTCACAGACAAGGTTGTACCCATATCGATCAACTATCCGTTTTTCTTTAAACCGATCCAGGACGGTATGGATAGACCAAAGCAGGAATTAGCTTATAGAGTTCCCGCTTCAAGATTAACGAAAAGATCTATACAGAATACAGATACGGACCAAATAATATTAGAAGGGTTAGACACGACTATAGATTATAAGAATACAGGAGATAACAGTTATGACGGTGAGAAGCTAAAGCTTTTAGTTCATGATGAATCAGGTAAATGGGAAAAACCTAATAATATATTAAATAACTGGGGAGTAACAAAAACCTGTTTACGTTTAGGTAGTAGAATAATCGGCAAGTGCATGATGGGGTCAACCTCTAACGCTTTAGATAAAGGAGGAAATAATTTTAAGAAATTGTATCAGTCGTCTGATGTAAACAAAAGAAATAAGAATGGCCAAACAAAATCTGGATTATATAGTCTGTTCATTCCTATGGAATGGAATTATGAAGGATTCATCGATAAATATGGAATGCCCGTATTCGATACTCCGGGAGAACCTTTAGAAGATCCATACGGCGATCCTATTGAGCTCGGAGTCATTGAGCATTGGAATAATGAGGCAGATGGATTAAAAGGCGACCAGGACGGCTTAAATGAACATTACAGGCAGTTTCCGCGTACAACAGAACACGCTTTTAGGGATGAGACTCAAAACAGCTTATATAATTTAGTAAAAATATATGAGCAAATAGATTATAACGAAGACTTAAAACATTCAGGGGTATTAACGCGTGGAAGTTTTAGTTGGGAAAACGGAATAAAAGATACTAAAGTTAAATTTACTCCAAATCCCCAAGGAAGATTTAATATTTCTTGGGTCCCAAGTTTAAATTTACAAAACAAACAATATGTTAAGAATGGTTTTAAGTCGCCAGGCAATGATCACATTGGTGCTTTTGGCTGTGATAGTTATGATATTAGCGGTACAACAGATGGCAGAGGGTCTAAAGGTGCTCTTCATGGACTTACAAAGTTTTCAATGGAAGATGCTCCCCCTAATACCTTTTTTCTTGAATACCTAGCTAGACCTCAAACAGCGGAAATGTTTTTCGAAGATGTATTGATGGCTTTAGTGTTTTACGGCATGCCTTTGTTATGTGAAAATAACAAGCCTAGACTCTTGTATTATTTAAAAAGAAGAGGGTATAGAGGTTATTCAATGAATAGGCCAGACAAGCTTTGGAATAAGTTGTCTAAAACAGAAAAAGAAATTGGAGGAATACCAAACTCTAGCGAAGATATAAAGCAGGCACATGCTGCAGCAATTGAATCCTATATAGATAGATATGTGGGAATAAAGGAAGACGGGCAATATGGAGGAATGTATTTTAATACTACGCTAAATGATTGGGCTAAATTTGATATTAATAACAGAACTAAATTTGATGCAGCTATAAGCTCAGGTTTAGCTATAATGGCTGTTAATAGGAATTTATATAGCCCAGCCGCTGAAAGGCAAAAGCAAAAACTAAATTTAAAAATAAGCAGATACTCCAATGCAGGAAGTGTTTCGAAATTAATAGAAAAATAAAAATATGGCTGAGTCAGTTATAACAAGTTATTTTCCAAGCCAAATAGCTAGCGATTCTGAAAAGATGAGCTTAGACTATGGAACTAGAGTAGGTAGAGCGATAGAGAACGAGTGGTTTCGTTCTGATAATGGTATTGGTCGTTTTAAAAGTAATCAAAACACTTTTCATAATTTAAGATTATACGCTAGAGGAGAACAAGGGGTACAAAAATACAAAGATGAGTTATCAATAAACGGAGACTTATCTTATCTTAATTTAGATTGGAAGCCTGTGCCTATAATACCTAAGTTTGTAGATATATTAGTTAATGGTATATCAGAAAGAATGTTTGATGTTAAAGCTTATTCTCAAGATCCTTATGGGGTAGACAAAAGAACTAAGTATATGGAATCTATACTTAGAGACATGCAGACAAAAGAGCTTGGCGAATATGTAGAAGCTGAATTTGGCGTTAACTTATTCGAAAACAATCCGGAAGATCTGCCGAAAAACAAGGAAGAGCTTAACTTGCACATGCAACTGTCTTATAAGCAAGAAGTGGAACTTGCAGAAGAACAAGCTATAAATACTTTATTGGAAGGTAATAAATACGACTTAACTAAGAAAAGATGCACTTATGACCTAGCTACCATAGGTATTGCTGCAGTTAAGAACGGATTCAGTAAAGCAGAAGGAGCTACAGTTGAATACGTAGACCCTGTTAATTTAGTTTGGTCATATACAGAATCGCCTTACTTTGACGATATATATTATGTTGGGGAAGTTAAGAGTGTACATATAAATGAATTAAAGAAGGAATTCCCTTGGCTTACTAATGATGACTTAAAAGAAATATCAAATCAATCTTACCAAAACAATGGATTCTATGATAGAACTTTGACTAATTATGATGAGGATGATTCTAATACTGTTCAGATACTGTATTATAATTATAAGACTTATGCTAACGAAGTTTACAAAGTAAAAGAATCCGCTACGGGTGCTGCAAAACTTATACCAAAAGACGATCAGTTTAATCCGCCTGAGGAATTATATGTTGAATACGGTATACAAAAATTATCTAGATCACTAGAGGTATTATATGAAGGAGTGAAAGTTTTAGGTGGTAAAACATTAAAGTGGGAAATAGCTACTAATATGATACGCCCTAAGAGTGACTATACTAAAGTTAAAATGAATTATAGTATTGTTGCGCCTAGAATGTACAAAGGCCGTATAGAAAGTATTGTTTCTCGTATAACAGGTTTTGCTGATATGATTCAGCTTACTCATTTAAAGCTACAGCAAGTATTATCTAGAATGGTACCTGATGGTGTTTATTTAGATGCAGACGGACTGGCTGAAGTAGATTTAGGTAATGGAACAAATTACAATCCCCAAGAAGCATTAAATATGTTTTTCCAAACAGGTTCTGTAATAGGTAGATCATTTACACAAGAAGGAGATATGAATCCCGGTAAAGTGCCTATTCAAGAATTACAGTCTGGATCTGGCGGTGCTAAAATGCAATCATTAATTCAAACATATAATTATTATATGCAAATGATTAGAGACGTCACTGGGTTGAATGAAGCAAGAGATGGAAGTACCCCGGACGCTAGAGCTTTAGTTGGGGTGCAGAAATTAGCAGCAGCTAATTCTAATACAGCTACAAGGCATATATTGGACGCCACTCTATTTTTAGCAAAAGATTTATGTGAAAATTTATCACTACGCATATCTGACATATTAGAATACTCACCTACTAAAGAGGCTTTTATACATAAGATAGGTAATCAAAATGTAGCTGTACTAGAGGAGATGAGCGATTTGTATTTATATGATTTTGGTATATTTATAGAATTGCAACCAGACGAGGAACAAAAGGCAGTTCTAGAAAATAATATACAAACAGCATTACAAGCAGGCTTAATAGATCTTACCGATGCTATAGATATAAGGGAAATAAAAAACATAAACTTGGCTAACCAGCTTTTAAAAATAAGAAGAGTTGAGAAACAAGAAAGAGATCAGCAAATGCAACAGCAAAACATTCAGGCGCAATCTCAGGCTAACGCTCAAGCTCAACAAGTTGCTGCTCAAGCTGAGGTGCAAAAACAGCAAGCATTAACTCAACAAAAAATGGAATTAGCCCAAATGCAAGCTCAAATTGATTCTCAGAAAATGCAGGCCGAGGTGGTCGCTAAAAAGGAGTTAATGAATCTTGAGTTTCAAATGAACATGCAGCTAAAAGGAATGGAAGTACAAGGCAAAAAATCCGAGCTAGCAGAAAGAGAAGATAGAAAAGACGAAAGAACCAAAATACAAGCGACACAACAAAGTGAGCTAATAGATCAAAGGCAAAACGATTCAATGCCCAAAAACTTTGAATCATCCGGCAATGATGTGCTTAACGGCAATTTTAACTTAGGATCTGGTGATCCTAGGTAATAATAGTAGTAATAATTATATAATATTTTATCATGGAAGAAGAAGTAAAAACCGAGGTCGAGAAAACTGAAGAAACTCAACCTCAAGAAGCTGCCCCTATTACACAGGAGGATAGCGGATTAATCAAAGTAGACTTAGGTCAATTAAACAAAGTAGAAGCAAATGCCATTCCAGAGCAAGAAACAAATGCAAGCGATGTTCCTGTCAGAGAATCCGAAGACGCGGAAAGTAGCAAAGAAGTGGTTCCAGAAGTACAGAACTCCGTTCCAAATGAAGAACAATCTGTTTTACAAGAAATAACGGACGAGGAGGTACAAGAACAAGTAGAAGACGCACAAGAACAAGTTGCGGAAGCTATTAAAAATCAGGAACCAGGCGTTGAACTACCTGAAAATATTCAAAAAGTTGTAGACTTTATGAATGACACGGGGGGAAGCCTAAAGGACTATGTTAATCTAAACACAGACTATGCTTCTTTAAATGAAGATCAGTTGCTACGAGAGTATTACGAAAACACTAAGCCTCATTTGGATTCTGAAGAAATAGGGTTTGTCATGGAAGACAGATTTAGCTTTGATGAAGACATGGACGAGGATAGAGATATACGTAGAAAAAAATTAGCTAGGAAAGAGGAGTTAGCAAAAGCTAAAAATCACCTAGAAAGTTTAAAGAGCAAATATTACGAAGAAATAAAAGCTGGGTCCCGGTTAAACCCAGAACAAAAAAAGGCGGTTGAATTTTTCAATCGTTATAACCAAGATAGCGAGAAGTTGACAGGGGATAGAGAAAAGCAAGTTTCTATATTTAACGAAAAAACTGAAAAAGTATTTTCTAATGAATTCAAAGGTTTTGATTTCGAAGTTGGAGAAAAAAAATTCAGGTATAAGGTTAATGATGTAGAAGGAGTGAAATCTAAGCAAGGAGACATTTCAAATTTTGTTAAGAAGTTCTTAAACGATAAAAACGAAATGGCAGATGCTAAAGGTTATCATAAATCTTTATTCACAGCAATGAACCCCGACGCAATTGCAAATCACTTTTACCAGCAAGGTAAAGCTGACGCAATGAAAACAAGTATGGAAAAAGCTAAAAATATTGACATGAATCCGAGAGGGACGCATGAAGATGTTAAGCCGCCTAACGGGTGGAAAGTTAGATCTGTGCCGGGAAGTAATGACTCAACTACGAAGCTTAGAATTAAAAAGAGAAAATAATAATTACTAAACTTTACAAATAATGGCAAATGGATCATTTACTGGGAGTGCAGCGGCTTTAGCGCACTTAACTCCTAGACCAACACAAACGTTGTTTAACGACAACTACCTGGCCCTTGGGGACATGGATTTTACACAACAATTCTTACCAGAAGTATACGAAAAAGAAGTAGAGCGTTACGGAAACCGTACAATCTCTGGATTCTTACGTATGGTAGGAGCTGAAATGCCTATGGCATCTGACCAAGTAGTATGGTCTGAGCAAGGGCGTTTACACATTGCTTATGATGACGTTACTGTTGTATCGGCAACGACAATAACAATTCCAGCTGCTGCTGGAGCTACTAGCAAAAACCTAATCGGACCTGGAGACACTATCGTGATCGCTGACACTACTGGATTAACAGTTGAGAAAGCATACGTTAGCGCTGTATCTGTTGCGGGATCAGGAGTAGCTACTTTAACAATTGCAGGATACGCAGGGGCTGTTACAGTTACCGGTACTGGAAATGTAAAAGTATTCGTATATGGATCTGAATATGCAAAAGGGACTTCAAACGCAGGGACTTCTGTTGATGCTGCTTTCGAGCAGTTTAGCAATAAGCCAATCATTTTACGTAACAAGTACGCGGTAAACGGGTCTGATACGGCACAGATTGGATGGGTAGAAGTAACTACTGAAGCTGGAACTTCTGGATACTTATGGTATTTAAAGTCTGAGCACGAATCTCGTATACGTTTTGAAGATCACTTAGAAATGGCTATGATCGAAGCTGAAACAGCTGCTGCACCAATTACGCCGGCTGCTGGATTAGGAGGAGGAACAGAGATCACAGGTTCTGACGGACTTTTCGCTGCTTTAGAAAACAGAGGTCTTGTTTACACGGACGCTGATTTTGGAACTGGAGGAGACTTAGGATTAAGCGATTTTGACGCTATCTTAGGAGAGCTTGATAAGCAAGGAGCTATCGAAGAAAATATGTTATTCTTAGATCGTTCAACTTCTTTGGGTATTGATAATATGTTAGCTGCTCAAAATTCTTATGGAACTGGAGGAACATCTTACGGTGTATTCGAAAATTCTGAAGACATGGCACTTAACTTAGGATTCAGCGGATTCCGTAGAGGATCTTACGATTTCTACAAGACAGACTGGAAATACTTAAACGACGCTACAACTAGAGGATTAGTTGGAGATATTGAAGGTGTGGTTGTTCCTGCTGGAACTTCAACAGTTTACGATCAAATGTTAGGTAAAAACATCTCAAGACCTTTCTTACACATCCGTTACAGAGCTTCTGAAGCAGATGATAGAAAAATGAAGTCTTGGATCACAGGATCTGTAGGTGGAAACTTTACAAGCGACGAGGATGCAATGAACGTTCACTTCTTATCAGAAAGATGTTTATGTGTACAAGCAGCAAATAACTTCATATTATTGAAGAACACTGCAGGATAATCAATTTTATTAGTGTGCTGGGGATCTTTGGTCCCTGGCCACTATTTTTATCAATTTTATAATATTATATCATGGCAAACAAAAAAAAGCCCGTAGCTAAAAAAGCTACTTCACAAGAACCTATCACAGATGGGTTACCAGTACAAATAGAAAAAGTAGAACCCGTAGCAGTTAAACCAGCTAAGCCGGCAAAACCAGCATGGGAATACCGAGACAGAACTTATGTTTTAAAAACAGGTAAGTCTCCACTTTTATACACATTACCATCCAAACATTCTCAAAGAAAACCTTTATTATGGTTTGATCAAGAAAAAGGATTTCAAAGAGAATTACGTTATGCTACTAATCAGAAGTCTCCTTTTGTGGACGAACAAAAAGGACCTGCGACATTAGGCAGAATAGCTATGAGGAATGGAATAATTAAGGTAAATAAAGAAGATGTATCTTTACAAAAATTACTGTCTTTATATCATCCATTAAAAGATAAAATATATTATGAGTTTGATCCAGTGCAAGTTTCTGTAAATGAGCTAGATTGGATTGAGTTAGAACTTGAAGCATTAACTTTAGCTAAGGATATGGAAATTGACACAGCTGAAGGAATATTAAGAGCTGAATACGGTAGTGCAGTTAATGATTTATCATCTAGTGAATTAAAAAGAGATCTAATGATATTTGCCAAAAGGCAACCTGCATTATTTATAGAATTAGCCAATGACGACAATGTCCAACTGCGTAATATAGGAATAAAAGCCGTGGAAGCTAGAATAATAAATTTATCAGCTGACCAAAGAACGTTCACTTACGGGGAAGGAAACAGAAAATTAATGACTGTGCCTTTTGACGAACACCCTTATAGTGCTTTAGCTGCATTCTTCAAAACTGATGAAGGAATGGAAGTATATAAAGCCATATTAAAAAGACTTTACTAAGTCACTTTTATAGTAGCTAGGCTGCTTAACGGTGGCCTAACTATTATAATAATAAAAAAAGAAAAATGAGCGTAAATATAAATACTGTTTATCAAAGAGTGCTAGCTGTACTTAACAAAGAACAACGAGGGTATGTTACGCCTCAAGAATTTAACTTGTTTGCAAACCAAGCGCAATTGGATTTGTTTGAGCAATATTTTTATGACATTAATCAATTCGGTAGAATACCAGGAAACGAAACCGAATATTCAGATATGGTGGATCTTTTAGAAAAAAAACTAGCTATATTCGAAACATCTGCAGACCTGGTTGCCTCAGCGGGTAAATTTACTTTACCTTTAGACATCTACAAGCTAGGAGCTATCTTATATAACAATATAGAGGTAGAAAGAATTACCCCTAAAGAATGGATATTAATAAATCAATCTCCTTTAACGGCACCTAGTAACGCAAGGCCTATATATAAAACTGCGGGAACTAATCTTATTGAAGCAAAAGGCACAGCTACATTAACTTCAGGCGTAAGTGCTCAATATGTTAAAAAGCCCGCTACTGTAATTTGGGCACACAAAACATTATTTAACGAACCTTTATATGACCCTACGAATAGCGTTAACTTTGAACTAGACGTTTCGGAAGAAACGGAGTTAGTCATAAAAATACTAGAGCTTTGTGGTATATTAATAAAAGATTTAGGTTTATACCAAATATTTGACAAAGAAGATCAAGAAACAATACAACAACAAAAATCATAATATATGGGTTTAATAACACAAACTGACGAACAATACTATTTAGGCCCTGATGGAGTATGGAATAGCTTTGATGAAAATTATGGCAGCTATCAGTTTACGTCTATAAAAGATATTATAAATAACTTTATGATTTCTTATGTGGGTCTTGAAAAAAATATATCTAAAGTAAAAAGAACTGAGGTTGCTTTTCACGCTCAAAGAGGAATACAAGAATTTAGTTTTGATACATTACCTTCTATAAAATCTCAAGAGATTGAAATAGGGCCCACTTTAAACTTTGTTTTACCTAAAGACTACGTAAACTATGTAAAATTAGTTTGGGTTGATTCTAAGGGCATAGAACGCATTATATACCCAACTAGTAAGTCTTCTAATCCGCTGCCTATACTTCAGGATTCTAATTTTGAATATTTGTTTGATGAGCAAAGTAGCGAAATATTAACCGCGGAAGAATCAGAAACTAGGAAAAGATTTCAAACTCAAAGAAATACAAGTAATAATAATAATGAGGATTTAAATGACCGACTGAATCAAGGCGGTTGGGGCAGAAGATATGGACTTTCTCCTGAGCAAGCGCAGACAAATGGAGTATTCTATATTGATCGTATAACTGGAATTATATATTTTGATTCAAGTTTCGTTGGTAAAGTTGTTACTCTAAAGTATATATCAGACGGTTTAGCTACAGACGAGGAAATGGTGGTGCATAAATTTGCTGAGGAGGCTTTATATAAGTATATTGCTTACGCAGTGCTTTCTACAAGAGCAAACACCCCTGAATACTTAGTCGCTAGATACAAAAGAGAATTAGCAGCTACTAGAAGAAATGCTAAATTAAGATTATCAAATATTAAAATAGAAGAGATTACGCAAGTTATGCGTAACAAATCTAAAATTATAAAACACTAGTATATGGGTGAATTTGTACATGTTTTCCAATCTGGAAAGATGAACAAAGATCTTGACGAAAGACTTGTTCCTAATGGTGAATACCGAGATGCATTAAACTTAGATTTAGCAAACTCAGATAACGGTAACATGGGTTCTTTGCAGAACGTAAAGGGTAACCAACAGCTAAGAGGCAAGCCTGTATGGAACAATAATTATATAGATTCTTTAACTAACCCAAAATGCATAGGATCCTTTGTTGATGACAAAACAGATAAAATATATTGGTTTATAACTTCTACAGAAGCTGATTGTATTGCTGAGTATAGATTTGCAGGCGGGCAAATAAAGCCGGTTATAGTAGACACTAATAATGTTTTAAATTTTTCTACACAATATTTAATTACAGGCATAAATATTATTGACAATCTATTGTTCTGGACAGATAACAATTCTGAGCCGAAAACAATAAATATTGATAAATTTAAAAGAGGGTCCGTAAATTTTGTAACACACACTAAGATACCAGCTTACGACAGCACAAGTCAAACATACAGCGCTAATTTAACGGGTAGACCTGATTTTAATGAAGCGGATGTAACTGTTATTAAAAAAGCACCGCTTACATCCCTTACTTTAGATATGTCTGCGAGTAAGTACGGGGATGCCCCCGGCACTGGAACTTCTGAAATTGAATTTATTCCCGGCGGAGTATATAACCCAACGGGTAATAATGAAAAAAGAATTAATTTCACTTATGCTGAAGACACCGCTTCTCCTAATGTTAGAAGGTCTTTGCCTACTAGATTTCAATGGGAAGACTACACAAGTAGCGATGCTAGCTATTATGACGGGACCAGTCTACAAGGGTGGGATGGTTACTTAGAACTTGAATTCGGTTCTCCACTACCTTCAAATTGGCAAGTAGGAGATATAATAAATATAAAAGCTGATTATGAAGATACTAATTTTACAGATTACGAATACGCATTATCTGTAAGGTTAGTGGAACCTATAAGTAGCACTAATATTAAATGGAAATGTGAAATACAATCTATATCGTCTGATATAGGTACGTTTATAGATGCTAATAGCAATATAATTAAATTCGAATGGGAGTGCTTGTTAGAAGAGGATGATGCAATGTTTGAAGACGTATTTCCTAGGTTTGCTTATAGATGGAAGTTTATAGACAACGAATACTCTACATTTTCTCCGTTTTCAGAAGTAGCTTTTTTAGCGGGGGATTTTAGCTATGAGTCTAGAGAGGGTTATAACACAGGAATGATTAATAGTGTAAGAAAACTTATACTTAAAAATATAAGCTGGGGGCATGTAGATGTTGTCGAAGTAGACATATTATATAAAGAATCCAACAGCTCATCAGTATATGTTGTTGATACCTTAGTTAGGGACGAGTCTTATGACAATACTGGTAATTTAATCACTGAATTTCAAGTTGAGACGGAATTAATAGGGGCCTTAATAGAAGGAAATCAAATATTAAGGCCTTGGGATAATGTACCTAGAAAAGCTCAAGCACAAGAAATAATTGGAAACAGAATAGTGTATGGAAACTATCTGCAAAATTATAATGTGCCTACTTCTGAAATAAATTTAAGCTCTATATCAAATCAGTACTCTGGAAATATGGTAGTAGGTGAACCTACTTTTTCTGTAAAATCTATCAGAACATATCAAGCCGGGGTTGTTTACTTAGATAAGTACGGAAGAGAAACGCCTGTATTCACTAGTAAAGAGGCCGGAACTAAACTAAACATATCTAGTTCAAGCGCATTTAACAGGCTTATAGCTCAACCTACAAATACTCCACCTGATTGGGCTACTCATTATAAAGTATTTGTAAAAGAAAATTCTAATGAATATTACAACTTAGCTCTAGACAGATACTACGATGCTGAAGACGGTAACGTGTGGTTGTCTTTTCCATCTTCTGAAAGAAACAAAATATCCGAAGAATCGTATTTAATAGCAAAAAAACAACACGATAATAATACCCCTATAGAGTCATTGTCTAGATACAGGGTTATGTCTATATCTAATGAAGCTCCTGATTTTATAAGAACTGTAGATAAAAATTTAGGTACAGAAGCGGTAGAAAATTTATCTTTAATTAGTATTGGCTCACTAGGGTTCGCTTTTAGAGGACCGTCTCCTAGTGCAAATCCAGAGTTTGCCCCTAATTTTCCAGGCAATAGTGTGATTTTTGCCTTAGGAGCTTTTAAATCTGAAAAGTATAAGGTTATAGATTATAAGGTTGTTACTACTGTTGGAGATGAAACTAATTACGAATTAACTATAGACAGAGGGCTAGGAGCGGATGCTACTTTTTTAGAGGCGGTAGGGGTTAATCAAAACTTTGACATAACAGTTGTAGCGGAGCAAGAAGAAACAAAACCTGAATATCAAGGTAGATTTTTTGTAAAAATACCAAGAGATGCTGCTTTTGATACCCATATAATGACCTCATTCCAAGCCTTAGATCCTCAATTTTCTATACTTGGAAGTATATCTTTTACGCAAAGCGGTACACGGGGACTAGTAGGAGAAAATGGGACTGGTCGTACCGGGCAGCCGGGGTATTATTGGATTGATTGGGGATTCAAAGGAGACGGTGCTGAAACAGAGACTCCTAATGAAATGTTTGTAGCTGGCACAGGCGTTTGGATGAACGGTGTTCCATATACTGGGGCTAATCCACCTAATGGTCCCATAGGTCTTAGAATGAATGACATACAGCCTCAAAGGGCTTTTTTCCAAAATTTTGGACCTATAACGAAAAACAACAGATTTGTTGGTTTTTCTTATGTTAAAGTAAAACAACTTACTAATGGGGTGCCTACTTATATAGACGCAATGTCGGGGACAGTGCCCACCCCTTTTGACCCAGATATTGAAGACGGAAGGGCTACACGTCCTGTAACCCCTAATGGATTTATAACGACCGGGGGGTCTGTAAGATTTGAGCATACTCCTACTGGAGAACTTTCTCCTGTTTATCAAATAGTAAAAGCTCAAGCCTTTCACCACAGAAGAGCTCAAGATGATAACGAAGGAGATGCTCGTAATTATGCCTATGTTATATTATTAGAGCTAAATGACGACGTGGACTGGGAGTATGCCCCTGATTCTAACGTTTATACAACAAGATTATCACAAGCGGCTGATATAGCAATACAAGCAATAAAACCGGTTGTACCTCAAGGAAATAGACTTCTCACATCTAACAACCCGGCTATATTTGAAACGGAGCCTAAAGAGGCGGTAGATCTAGATTTATATTATCAAGCAAGTAATGCGCTACCTATATCTGGGTACAATGATCCAGTGGAGCTTAATTGGTATAATTGCTTTAGTTTTGGCAATGGGGTAGAGTCAAACAGGATTAGAGATGATTTTAATGCAGTTACGATGGATAAAGGAGCTACGGTATCATCTATATTGGCGGATCCTTATGGAGAAGAGAGAAGAGGTAGTGGTTATATATTTTCTCAAATATATAATTCTACATCGGGAATAAATAGATTAAATCAATTTATACAGGCATTGCCTATAACAAAAGATCTGAATCCTATATATGGCACCATACAAAAGTTACATGCTAGGGATACCGATTTAATAACTTTCTGCGAAGACAAGTGCTTTAGAGTGCTAGCTAATAAAGACGCCTTATTTAATGCAGATGGCAATGCTAATGTTACATCGAACAATAACGTTTTAGGACAGGCTACACCTTATGCGGGAGAGTTTGGAATATCTAAAAACCCGGAATCTTTTGCAGATTATGGTTTTAGATTATATTTTACAGACAAGAATAGAGGCAGTGTTATGAGATTGTCAAGAGACGGCTTAACACAAATATCAAGTAAAGGAATGGGTGATTTCTTTGCGGATAATTTAAAAGCAAACAATAAACTAATAGGATCTTACGATGCCGACAAAGGTTTATACAATTTAACCCTAGTTAATCTTACTTCCGATTGGCAAACTAAGTTTAATCCTATTCAAGCGGACAACTTAGCTATTGCTTGTGAGGACAATATACAAAACCCACCTGATCAAGAAAATTATATAAGTACCACTGTATCTTTTAAAGAGTCTGTAGATGGTTGGACTAGTAGAAAGTCATTCGTTCCTGAGTCTGGGGTTTCTTTAAACGACAGGTATTTTACCTTTAAAAATGGGTTGATGTGGGCTCACAATGAAAATCCTATATATAACAAATTTTATGGAGAACAATACATTAGTTCATTTAATGTTCTTATAAACGAATCACCTAATTTAGTAAAAGGTTATACAACTTTAAATTATACCGGTACAAAATCTAGAGTTTTAGAATACAAAAAGACGGGCACAGAAGATTGGTATTCCATAGCTGAAACTACAGCGGGTGGGTGGCTGCCTAATTCGCTTAGAATAAAAAATCCAGGCTGGTATGTAAATTATATAAGAACAAATTTAGAAGGCGGTGAAGTAAAAGAGTTTGAAAATAAAGAAGGAAAATACTTTAACTATATAAAAGCACTAGCGGTATGTGATGAAGCTTTTGGTATAGGTTATCCTACAGAAACAGACTCCGACCCTCAAAGTTATTTATTAACTACGTTTATAGATCTTACCTGCAGCAACACAGGTTCTACTACAGACCCAGACGCAGATTTATTCTTATGGACTAATTGGGATGAGATTATAGGTAATAATGATGTTACAATAGCCAATGAAACAATCGCCTCATCGGCTAAGTGTATAATAGAAAATTTTTATACATCACTTAGCGACTACACTAATGTGGCTAAATCAGGAGTTGAGTTTAAATATTTTGCCACAGCTGGATTAGTTGTGGGTACTCAATTGTATGATTATAACACAGATCAGCCTTTAACTTCTGCTGGAATGGGACTTTACGTACCCAGTGGCCTAGGTGAGCCGGACGACTCTAGCTTAGATCCCGCTAGTCTTGCTACTGTTCCAGATAGTTACGATATAATAATATACAACTCTAGTGGGGTTATAACAGAAATTATACAATATAATACTATAGTTGCTTCATGTTCAGATCCCACCGGTCCGCTTACTTTTGAAGTTACTACTACAGCAGCCTCTACAAGTGTAGAGTTGCCTTATGATGCTACAGGAACATACTCAGGTATTATTAATTGGGGAGACGGGAATACTTCTGTCAACTCTTATGCTAATAGGACACACACTTATACAACAGTGGGTGTTTACACAATAGAAGTATCTGGTACTCATTCT